TTACCCTGATACGGAATTTCATGATAATCACCATTATGTATTGGCTATTGTATATAACAGGATCATCGATAAGAACCATATAACGATTACTGCCGCTTTGAGTAATTCAACCATGAAATTACTCATAATCGATCCTCTGGATTGATTGCAACAAAGGACCAGCACATAAAACAGGCACAAATCCATCCTACGATAATCATGCCCAAGAGAAATCCGTCCATTTCCGCACCTCCGATTCATCGTTTAAAGACCGCAGGATTTGACCGGCGGCCTTATAGTTATCTCTTATCCCATGGAAATTGACGATTATATATATCTTTCCTTGCCTCGCTCCAGAATGCAAAGCCCTCAATAGAAAGCCCGGCTTCTTCTGCATCCTTCTCTTGCCTCCATAACTCGAAGGCTTTCTGAACTTCAGGATTCGAATATTTCGTGTCCATCATACCCTCCTCGCATTATATTCCAGTCTATCAAAGTATCCCTTGTAGAAACTGGATTTGTAGACATTGCTCTTATATCTACAAACCAATCCTTGCCCCTTGCTTGCCCTCTTGAATCCATCCCTGTATGGTTTCGTCAATAAGGGAAAATCTCCATTGATTCTCAATTCTTTTACTGTCATAACAGCACCCCCGAGGTAAATTTGGGGGATGGAGTTGCCCCCATCCCCGATACAGGATCACTTCTTCTTCTTATCTTCCTGTGCTTTGGGTTTAGAGTTGACTTCGATTAGCATGAAATTGGCCTGATACTTTTTCCCATCAAGGAATATCTTACCATTTCCATGATAACCTCTTGAACCGGTGGAAAACTGACGGGAATTACAAGCAACAATCTGTCCATTAACTGTAATCTCTACCATGACCACACCTCCGAAAAGTTTTTTTCTCCGGCTGGCCGGAGTTGCCGACTTTTAGTGCAAACGGCGTGCCAAGTTGAAAAACGCCGAAAAATCGCTGACTTGCACCTGACCGGCCAGTCATGTTTTCGACAAATCTTGCCGGATTTTCTGTTGACAAACCTGTGGAAAGCGGCCGCAAATCGTTGAATTTGCAGGCATTCGACAATTTTGTCGGCAAATTCGACAAAAACGTCGGCGGCGTCGTGTGTGCGAGCATTGCATTTAACATGGGCATCGAAGGTCTACAGGAATAGAGTAAATAACTAATAGTATCATAAATATAAACGGCGGCTGATTATGTCCCTCTAATCCTGAACCTGTAGTATGCCGACCTGCAGTATGCCGACTTGTGTAATATGCCTGAATATGAGTAGTCCTATCCCATATACGCAGTACTATGAGGTAATCATTTTCATTACCTCTCATGTATTCTATAATTATTGTAATATGTTGAGTGCAATGCGTACCTGGCGTGGGGGCGGGTAAGCGGGACGCGCGCGTGACTCCCGAAAGTAAATGATTCCTCCAACTCCGCACACAAAGACCATGGGGGGGGTGTTTCTGGGGGTTTTAAGGTCTGGGAATAGGGTGGTATAGGTAAAAAAATAAAAAAATATTAAAAAATAGGTAATATATTGCTGGTTTTTTGTAATAATAATCCTTGCCGGTATCACATTTTTGCGATAGGTCATTACCTAAGTAAGTACCTAACATGGAGGTGTGATATGATCAAGATTAAGCACAAGGAACTGGCGATGCTACTTGGTACTACAACGGGTTATTCACGGAAGTTACTGTGTATTAAGAAGCTCAAAATCAACAATAAGTACCTTAATGAGATAATTGACCTAATTATTAAACATAAAATGTCACAACATGTCACAAGATAGGTGTTTCCGGTAATTCCTGTCACACCATGTCACAGAATTGAGTTTCTTGTCACAGGATGTCACAGAGTATGTCACAACATTGTCACAGCATTTTCTGTAAATTATAATGAGACTATTGGACTGCTCAATGATTAAAAAACTATTGACAAATATCTTTTCTTATGTTTTTTACTCTGGTAACAGGAGGTGTGTTATGCCATTACTAAAGGGTAAGGGTAGAAAGACGATCTCCAAGAACATCTCAGAGCTAGTCCATTCAGGCCGCGCTCAAAAACAGTCTATTGCTATTGCCTTGTCCAAGGCTGGTAAATCAATCAAAAAGAGAAAACTGGTAAAACGGAGAAAGCGAGTTGGCTAATCGGCGCAAATTCGATTACGAAAAGCGGAAGTCCATTATCGTGAGGGAAGCCTTGAAAGGAAAGTCCAAGAGAGAAATAGCCAAGGTCTGCGAGGAAGAAGGTGTCAAGTGCCATTACAACACGGTCCAACAGGTGATGAACAACGATGACGTTCAGCGTCTTCTCAAGAAGTCCTATTACCGTATGGCCGGGGCCGTCACAAAGTCAGTCGATAATATCATCAAGGCCGCCGATGCTTTCGACAAGAAACAAATGTCCGAAGACAAGAAAATCTCGTGGGAAGCAAACAAGCTCATCGCGCAAGCCCACGGTCTCCTCCCGTCAAACACACAGTCTATCGTCCACCAAACCTACATTGCGAACCAGACCAACAACGTCATCCCCCCGATCATTGCGGAACTAGCCGCCAAGCATTTTGGGGGGATGATCAAAGTGAATGCTATGGGAACAAACCCACAAATAGATAATATCATAGAGGTGGAAGATGAAAGATACACGAAAGCCCCTTCCGAGGTCTCCGGGGCAGGACAAGATAACGGGTAGGAAAGAACCTCCCGTGGTAATTAAGGAGAAGGAGAAATAAAATGCAAGTTTTTGCAACTGATGGTGAGCCTCGCGCCCATGAAGCCCTTGGCACATTGACTGCCTCAATCGGTTTTACCTCCACCTACTATGTTTATGGAGGTCTACCCATGAAAGCCGCCCTCCTGACCGTGGAGGATGCCGACATCCGGTTTTGTATAGATGGGACGACTCCGGTGGTGACTGGTGCGGGGGAGAAAGGTCATATCATGTCCTCCGGTCAGTCTTACGTCATCCGGGGATACGAGGCATGTAGGAACTTTCGGATGATCAATGCTGTGAATTCAAACGGGGCCACGGCAAAAGCGACATATTTCTATTAGGAATGGCTTGAATGGATCAGGGATGGATCAAACAGGTCTAAATAACTCTTCCGACTGGACGGGGTTCTTCTCCTACCGCCCCACGGAAGTCCTGAATTGGCTGATGAACAGCCCATGCAAGATCACTTGTCTCTTCACGGGCAACCAGTACGGGAAAAATGAGACAGCTGTAATGGACTATACAATGCGGATCATGGGTTGGCATCCAAATCCGGCAAAAAATGTGGGAAAATCTGACCTCGTTCGCACATTCCGCTTCGCATCGCAAACCCTCCCCGGTGAGAAGGATGAGGACGAGGTCAGAAATACCCAATATCCAGCCTTCAAACGCCGTTTCCCCCAGTCTTTGGTCGAAAAAGACATAACAGCGAGGAAACCAGTCGTCTCTGTCCGCACCCCGACAGGAATTCCGGTAAATATCGAGTATGTCTCTTTTGGTCAGGATGTCCAATCGGGGGCCGGTGTCCAAAGAAGGAGCGTTTGGATAGACGAAGAGAGCAACAAAGACTTCTATGAAGAGCAAATCCCCCGTTTACTTGCCGCTGATGGGGATATCCTCTTCACTTTCACCCCTGTTCCAGGCGCAATTGGATGGGAATTTGACGAATTGTACGAACGGGCGAGGTTCATCTACAGGACAAAAGCGGTCAGGGATAGGATGCTTGAAAGACACGGCGAGGAAATGCCGGAATGCGAGGTGACGAACAGCAAAGACGATATCTGCGTGATCATGGCGGCAACGGACGACAACCCGATCTATGAGGATCTGGCAAGAAAGCGGTCGGAACAGACCGGGGTGATCATATCGGCAAAGGAATATATCGACTCCATGTTCGATATGTATGACGATGAGGACGTGATTGATGCGAGAAGATACGGATTGTTTAGACAGTTGTCTGGAAAGATTTACAAGTCTTTTGATTTCCGCGTACATTGCATCAGCATGGATCGTTATTTCCCTGCTGGCATCCCTTCTGACTGGAAGCATTTTCGCGGTATTGACTATCATCAGTCCAATCCGTGGGCTTGCGTGTGGCTATCCGTCTCCCCTCAAGACGAGATATTTGTCTGGAATGACTATGCCCCCAGCCCACAACGCATGGTGACCTACGACATCGCAAGACAGATTGCGGAACGTAGCGGCGAATACAAGTATCTGATGAACCTGATTGACCCCAATGCTTCAAACCGGCAGCCGAACACGAACATGACCACCGTGGATGACCTGAACCGCTACTTTCAGGAGTTCCGCAGAGAGAACCTCTGCATGGGCGGATACTGGCAGGCGTGGGACACGCACGGAGGAAGGGGCAGGGAAGAGTTCACGAAACGGATCAAGAACGCAATGAGGGTCGGCAAACCGTTCAACAACAAGGTTGTCACGGACGGAGGGACAAGGAATCTACCTACTATCTGGATCTCTGACAAGTGCAAGAACGTGATCGAATCAATGAAGAACTGGCGGATGGAGGACTGGGCTTCGAGAGAACAGTTGAACAGGAACGACCCGAAAGAGAAGCCGCAGATGAAATGGTCACACTTCCCGATCACGATTGAATGCCTTTTGAAGAGTCCGTATGTCAGCAATGCTCGTTGGGGGTCTGTAACCGGAGAACCGATCAGGCCGAAACACTATGCTTCAGTTGGATTCAGGAGATAACAATGCCGCTTTACACCTTTGTATGCAAAGAGTGCGAAAAAATCTACGAAGTGATTGTCCCACTCAAGGACTATGGGACAAAGGTGAAATGCCCACATTGCAAGAAAAAGCTTGAAATGAAGATCATGCCCGTTTATATAAGTGTTAAATAAGGATATTATAATGGCAAAGCGAAAAAAGAAGGACGCTGAAGATTATCTCTGTAAATTCATCCACTCTGAATTCGACGGTGCCGAGAATCAGGAGGACGATGATGAATTCGAGTCCACGATAGACCTTCTTGAGTGCAAAAGGACAGAGAAGGACTATGAGTGGATGTCCGATGTGTTCTTGCCTGAATATCCTTCCATCCATCTTACAGAAGCATCGCAGTGGGCGAACCAGTATTTCCAGAGCAGGGACTTCGTTGAAGTTGCCCTTGGCTCAACGGACGAGCGGGCGATTAAAACAGCAAACGCCGCCAAGAAGTACATCAACACGATGCTAAACGTCAAGGAACTTCACCATTACCAGAAATACATGCGGGCAAGATCTATCAACTCAACGAGGGGATGTGTGTATTGCCTGTGTGGGTGGAAACAGGTATTGAAGGAGGAGAAACAATATTACAAGACCCCTGTGACAACGTATGACGAAAATGGTATGCCGACCGTTTCCGAGGAGATAAAGTCGAATTCTATTTATCTCCCTCTTGTTGACAGGTTTGAGTATGAGGTGATCGACCCAAGAAATGTCAGGACTGACAACAAGTACGTCTATTCAATTCAAGACAAGGATTGGGTCACATTCCGTTCCATGATGTCATATGAAGAGTTAAAGGCAAAGGAGGCCGAGAATGGCTACATCAACCTTGATAAGCTTAAAAAGATCATTGTTGATGAACAGTCTGAAACGGAGAAGAAAACCACCGCTTCCGATGTTTCTGTTCCTGTTGGGGAAAGGCTTGTTAAAAGGTTTGATATACTCGAGCGATACGGCAAGCACTGGGCGGTTGTCACAAAGAAAGACGAGGACGGAAGACCATTAGAGGCATCTATAGGTGTAGACAACAACGGAAAGGAACTGCAGAATGCCGAGTTCATAGAAATGATCTCTACGATCGCTTTTACGGGAAACACGGAAGTCCTGATCAGGTTCCAGCCGCTTCCGTTCTATGATGGCCGTGGAAACCAGTTCAGGCCGATCTTGAGGGGTCTGTGCTACATTCACCCGATAAAGGATGTTGGGATCAGTGACGGGCGATATGCGAAAGAAACCCAAGTCCTCATCAACGATATGATCAACATGGCGATAGACAGATCGAAGTTGTCCATGATGCCGACCCTGAAAGTGAGAAGGCTGGCATGGGAAGACAACGATTCGATCTATTTTGAGCCGGAACATGCAATGATTGTGGAGCAACCTGACGATGTCACAGAATTCAAAATCGATGGAAACTGCGACCCTGCTTTCAACATTATCACCATCGCCACAAACAAGATGCAGCAGCTGGAAAGCATCTATCCAACAACGATGGGCGACATGCCGGGGAAAGCTTCCACGACGGCTACTGCTGTGGCGGGGGCGCAATCGAACACCAATCTTCGTGGGAACTACAAAGCCCTTACCTTCGAGCACACCTTCCTTACAGACTTTTATTGGATGATGATGCAGATGGGTTATTCCTTCATGCACCCAGACACTGCAATCGCCATCCTTGGGGCGGACGCTGAATTCTTTGACCCGAATGCGGAATACAGTTATTCTCCCGTTACAAGTAACATCGAGACTGAATACAACAAAACGAAGAAGATCCAGAACCTTGACCAGATGATGGGCCGGTTGGTCAACTTCCAGAATCCGGCCATTGTCCCGATCATCGCCGCCATTATCGCGCTCCAGTTTGAATTGATGGGGAACGAGTATGAGCGGTTCGGGACGATGATCGAGAGGCTGGCCCAGACACCAATGCAGCCGGAACAGCCAAGAGGCCCGACCCCGGCAGACGCGCAGCCAGTGCCAACAAGCAATCAGGTCGGTAATCCCATGATGATCCAAGAGGAAATTGTGAGAGGAATGAACTAATGTTATCTATGACTCCTAACGCAATTGCTGCAAGAAAATACAGGGACAAATTACATTCTGAGTCTCGTTGTGTAAGGTGTGGGGTAGAAATTACATCAGAATATACAACATGTGATGCATGTAGAAAAATAAGTACAGAGTACAAACGTGTCTATTATTTAAATAATAAAAAGAAGTGTTCAGAATATAACAAAAAGTACTACCAAAGACGACCAGAGAAAAAGATAGAGGATAGCAGGCAAGAAAAAGCAAAAAATAGAGAAATATGGTATGCGTATTTTAATTCAATAGGAATGAATAAATGTTCTAAATGTGGATATAATAAATGCTGGTCGGCTATTGAATTTCATCATATTGATCCTAAAGAGAAAGAAGTTGTTGTATCTGAATTGGTGTTGAGAAAAATGACAGAAACCAGAAAAGAGGAAGTTAATAAATGCATTACATTATGTGCCAATTGCCATAGGGAATTGCATTACAATGAGCGAGTTGCAAACGGTAGTAGGATTGTGAGAGGGATGCAATGAAGAACACTCTTCCAACGAATGTGATTGATTACATCGAGAAGATGAGGAAGAAGGATGCTCACACCCGTCAGGTGTTTGAAAAGAACCTTGATTTCATCATTGCGATCAAGACTGAGATCGGGAAAGAATTGCTTTCTGACCTGATCGACAGGCACGAACACATCTTCATGAGAATTGCGTCCCTCAAGGCGACCGATGCCGAGAAAGAGACATATTTGTACATAAACGGAATGTTGAGGAAGTGGAGTTCCCGCATTGCCGATTATGAAAGACAGATAGTAGAAATAAAGGAAGGTCTAAAAAAGAAAGGAGATAAAGTATGAATGCTGACATTGAGAAGACCCCTAACGGCGGCTCCCCTCTTGACGAGGCAGAGAACCGGATAGCGTCAGACAATGAGACAGCGGAAGGCAGGCAGGGTGGTGAGTCTGGTGAGTTGGATGAGCCGAAAGGGGCTGGCGAGCGGTCCCGATTGGGCAGAAAACTGGCCGACTTGGAGCGGGAAACGATCTCTCAAAGAGAGATGATCGCCGCCCAAAGGGAATCTCTGGCACGGATCGAACAGCTTCTTTACGAGAGGGAGCAGCGGTATTCATACGACCGCAATGCTCCTTCTCAGGAGGATGACGATCCTGACAAGATTCTGACCGTTGCGGAATACGAGAAACGGGAAGAGCGGAAGAGAAGGATGCAGGCGGATGCGAAGAACCGGTACGAGAGTGGTTATGTGGCGGGCATCAAGCGCATGTACAATGCGAAGGATGCCATGCTGTATGCCGAGATCGAACAGGAACTCTTTACGAACGTCAACGAGTATCCGACCCATACCGGCTACCAAGACCCGTTTCGGGATGCCGCAATCAATTTCAAGCTGGCGAAGGCCAATGTGCTTGAAAGGAAATACTCCAACCCCCCTGTAAAGCCAAATGTGCGGGGCAGCACGAATCCGCCCACCGGCTTCACCGCATCCACGACTACGGAAACGCCACAGAAGGCGGCCCCGAAACTGGATGAGGTTGCGGCCAAATTCGCTCGCGCGGTAGGACTTGATGACGACTTTATAAGGGAATCATTGAAAGAGAGATGAGAACTAGTCGGAAACGCAAGTCAAGAATCTTGAAAGGGTCTTACGAGGATGCCGGACGCTATCTGAAATGCCATTACTGCGGCTTCATCAATGACCGAGAGCGTTTGTCTTTGCCAAACTCCTCCGGGGTGAACCCGCATTGGGAACAGATACCGGACACGGAAATATCCTGTTCTGGAGACCCGAACAAGGTAATTGTAGCAAATCAAACTTTAGAGGCGGCGGAATGTGCAGTCTTACTGGCAACAAGGAACGACGGGGAGTCAAAGATAGATTATTACCATCCGAGACTCCCAAGGGTCGTTGCTGGTTGTGCTTTCTGCGGTTGTACAAACCTGCCGTAATATGATTTAGGAGGATGAAATGCCTGTTGGTTTTGAAGTAGTTTACAGTCCTCCCGGTCTTGGACCATTCTGGGCTCCTATTAACGGTACAGCTGATATCGTTCATGGGATGCTTGTGTATTACGGGAAGGCGACCCCCGCTGATACTGGCGGGGTTATTGTCATGCCTGCGGCTTCCGGCGCATGTGATGTCACAAATCAACTCATCCCTTGGGGTGTGGTGATTGGCGACAACAATGCGACCCCGGTGTCAAAGGCTCTTACCACCGCGCTTGTGAACAAGCAGTATATCACGGGTACGGACACGGCAGCTGCCCAGCTTGCGAGAGACTGGAGAGGCGCGGAAGGAATGTTCTCAAAGGGCGATCCACAGCCGATGGTGAAGGTTATGCCTATCACCCCGGTTACCGTCCTGAAGGGATACTTTAGGGGTAGTGCCACGGTTGGCACGACCAACATCACGGAAACAACTGCGGCAAGCGGTCTTTCCACCACGGGTGCGACTTTCACGGCGACCTTCGGTTTTAAAGGAGTTGCTGAGAATTCAACCCTTTGTTACACAAGCGGCGCGAATGCCGGAATTTACAGGGTACGGACGGATACGGGTACGACTATTACCACGAATACCCGTGCTTTCCCGTATACCCCTGTTGCGGGTGACAAGGCAAAGTCTGTTAATGTGAAACAGGGCTATTGCCGAATGAATGTCGATACCACTTATGGTCTATGGATCGACAACACGGCGGCATTGACTTCTGATTATTATATCGTCAATGTCTATGAAATTAACTTAATGGCTGAAGCCGGAAGCGAGTATTGCCTGTTCTCGTTCTCGATTCCGACCTTCCTGCCTTACACTGGTGGGCGTCAGGCTGACGCGGTTACTTAATAGGAGGCTGAAATGGGAAATCCATTAGAAACTAAAAAGGAGGTAAACCTGTGAACAATCCCTATTCTAATATTAAGGAATCGCATTTGGCTTATATAGCCGGATTTCTTGATGGTGAGGGAACGATCTCTATTGTGAAAGTCAAGCGCAAAGATCGTGAGCGATCATATTCTAGCCCTTACTATCGCCCAATATTGGTTATAAATAATACCAATAGGGAAATATTGGAATGGATCAAATCTGTCTTTGGTGCCGGACAGGTTAACTTGGTTGCCAGAAAGGAAATGGGTAGAAAGCCCGTATACCGATGGATTGTCGGTAATGCTGTAGCAATACAGATTGCCGAAATCCTTTATCCACATTTACGGGTAAAAAAATTGCAGGCTGATGTTGTCATGCAATACAAATCTACAGTTCCTTCTAAATACAATGTGTATGGCAACAAAGGATTGCCTATAGAAATCATCAAAGAGCGAGATTCTTGCGTTGAGACTCTTCGTTGTCTCAACAAAAGAGGATTAAGTAATTAGGAGTTAAAAACATGGGAAACCCTCTTGCAAGTTCGCAGTTTGTGAGGCTGCTCGATGATCGGCTTCGCAAGGTTGCCGTGGATAACTACAAGGAATTGCCTTCTATGATTGACCGCCTGTTTGGAGTCATCAAGAGTGACAAGGCTTGGGAAGAGTTCTACGGCGTGGGTGCTGTTCCTGACATTCCCGCATTTTCAGGACAGCTTGAATACCTTGGGGTTGCACCGCAGTATTATACCCGGATCGAACCGAAAGAGTACGCCGGGGGCATTGCAATCGAAAGGAAACTTATCGACGATGACCGCTATGATGTTATTAAATCCCGTCAGAATGGTCTTGCGGAATCTCTCAGACGGGTTCGGGAGAAACTGGGGGCGCAGGCATTCGGTTATGCCTTCTCCTCGGCAATGACCTTCCAGACCTCTGAAGAGGGTGTGGCCCTCTGCTCTTCGTCCCATACGACCAAGAGTGGCGCGTCCACCTCGTCCGGATTCGACAATAGCGGAACTACGGCTCTGTCGAAAACGGCAATCGCGGCTACCAGAATCCTTATGCGGCAGTTCAAGAACGAGTTGGGTGCAAGAATCGTTATCGAACCTGATACGCTTCTCGTTCCTGACAACCTCTATGACACTGCTTGCGAGGCGGTTGGATGGTCTGAGTCCGGGGCGCAGTCCCAGCTCGATCCTGATTCCGGCAACAACAAGATCAATCCGCAGTACAAGAGATGGACGGTTATCCCCTATCCTCGTCTTGACGATTACGATACCAACAACTGGTTTATGATCGACTCCAAGAAGATGAAGGAATATCTCCTCTGGATTGACCGGATCGCGCCGGATGTTACCACCACAACCGACTTTGAGACGTACATGATTAAGCAAGCGATTTACTCTCGCTTCGGGTACGGCTGGACGGATTGGCGTTGGATTTACGGCCATACAGTTTCTTAAATGATTTCAAGTAGTTATGATGTTATCACTTGAATATGTAGCTGGATTGTTCGATGGAGAGGGTTGTGTCTATATAAGTCCGAATCTTGTTGGAATACAGGTATCTGTAACGCAACAAAAGACTGAAATTCTTTACTTGTTAAAGAAACAGTTTGGAGGTGGGGTTACACGATACGGAAAGCAGTCCTGTCATAAGTGGCGACTTACAAAAACAGAGGATATAGAGATTTTTTTAAATGCAATATATCCATACTGTATTGTTAAGAAGGCAGAAGTGGCAATAGGGTTGCTTTTTGTTGGAGACAAAGAGAAGGAAAGTAAAAAACATAACCCACTCAGGTCGGAACAATTACAGTTGAGGGGTAATCTTCATAGCGAACTTAAATTATTGCGGAACGGTCATACCGTGACTTAGTGTAACGTATGCGGTGGCGGGCAAGCACCAAAAGCCCGCCCCGCATTAGCGGGTAAGGGAAGGTGTGATTCCTTCCGGTAGCGCATGAGGTGTAAAGACGACAGGGCGGTGCTCCTAATAAAAAGGTGAAAAACATGGGATTAACAAATTGGCCTAATGGGGCCGCAAGTTTTGGTGTCCCGATCCTTCCTGCGAATACCGAGTCTGTAATCGCCGGGAACGTATATTTTGTCGGGGCAACGGCATCAAGTAAGTGGATTGCTGGCGTGGACGATCCCTCGTATGGAACGATGGATAGACCGTTTGCCACAATCGACTATGCCATTGGCAAGTGTACGGCAGATCAGGGAGATGTAATCTACTGTCTGCCGGGGCATACGGAAACGGTTAGTGGTGCCACAAGTATCGTATGTGATGTGGCTGGTATATCCATCATTGGCCTTGGAAACGGGAACGCGCGACCGACCATCAGTTTCTCGGCAACAGGGTCATATATCCCGATCTCAGCGGCGAATGTGACTGTCAAGAATGTGATCCTCAAACCATCTATTGATGAGGTAGTAAAACTCTTCTACATCACTGCTGCCGGTGTTACACTGGATACGGTTGATTACCAGAGTGTGTCAACATACTCCACGTTGCAGTTTGTACTTACCACGAATGCGGCGGACCAGTTGACCATCAAGAACTGCTATCACTACCAGTTGACGGCGGGTGGTAGCGCACAGAAATGGATTCAGTTGGTCGGTACGGATTCGACGAGAATCTGGAACAACCGGTTCAATATTGTTGCGGCTTATGCCAATACTGGGTCTATCTGTATCAGTGGTTCCACGGCGGTTATTGATTGTGATGTACGCTACAACGACATCGTGTGGGGCGGTGCGACCATTACCAAGATCATTGAGATGGTCACGACTTCTACCGGGATCATCGCACACAACTATTGTTTGGGTGGCGCGGCTGTTCTTTTGGCGGCGGCAATTACTGGAGATGCATGTATGATTACCGACAACTATGTTACCAATACTGTCGGTACGGCTTCCGGCGCACTTGCTCCTGCGGTGGATACAGTTACTTAACGGTTGTTTAGTGAAAGTCAATATTATCGGAAAAGGGAGAACTTGGGTAGATGCCCCGAAAGATGAGTATTCATGGGGCATCACCCAGCTCCTTTTGAAAAGGCCCGTGAATCTTGTCATCGACATGAACATCTACGATGACTTGAGATGGGGGCAGACGGAGAAGGACGAAGCTGATCAGGTCAGGAAGAAGTGCGAAGAGGAAGGCATCCCCTACATTGGGCTTGAGAATTATCCGATGGCGGAGATCGTCCAGAGATTTGATACGGATTATTTCTCAAGCACGGTTGATTTCGCAATCGCCCTTGCTCTTTACAAGAATTACACAGATATTCACTTGTACGGAACAACGATGGACGGGAGTTCAGACTATTACAAGATAAAATGCGGCTGTGACTTCTGGTGCGGATATGCGAAGGGTCTTGGGGTGAAGGTGACAGTGCATGGGATTACTACTGTCATGCGTACCAAGGATGGATTGATTTACGGGTATGATCAAAAACAGCGAGCGATATCTTAACGGCGTCGGAGATGCGTATTACCTTCGC